CCAGCCCCCCAAGTTTCTGATCATGCCGCGGCCAGACTTGGTGCGGCCGATCCCCGACAAGCTGGGCATGATCAAGGCCTACGAGATCGGCAACCAGCTCGACGGCACCATGAAGCCCGACCGCTGGGACGCCACGCGCGTGATCAACTGGCGCAACTTCAATCCCATTGACCCGATCTTTGGCCTGTCCCCCATCAAGGTGGCCGGCAAGAACGTGGACACCCAGAACGCGCTGGTCGACTTCTTCTACAGGCTGCTCAAGCGCAACGGCCGGCCCGAGGGCGTGATCCTGGTCAAGAGCGCCCTGGACGACGAGCAGTATGCGCGCCTGAAGGAAACGGTCGACAACACCATGAACGACGCCAAGAACGCCGGCGGCTACAAGCTCATGGAAGGCGAGGGCATCGACGTTAAGGAATTCAGCCACAAGCCCATCGACATGGGGCTCAGCCCGCAAGAGACGAGCCAGGTCCTCAAGATCTGCTCGGTCTTCAAGGTCCCGCCCGAGATCATCGGCATCACTGAAGCCAAGACCTTCAGCAACTACCAAGAGGCACGCAAGGCCTTCTACCTCGAGTGCGTGCTGCCCATGATGGACGCGCTGCGGGAGAAGTACACGCACACGCTGGTGGCGCTCTACCCAGACAAGCCGGTGCTGGACTACGACAAGGACCAGATCGAGGCCCTGCAGGACGACCGGCTCAAGATGCGTGAGCTGGACCAGCGCGACGAGGACGCCGGCCGTATCACCGCCAACGAGTACCGCCTCAAGTACGGGATGCCCAAGGCCGACGACGAGCTGGCCGACCAGCGCATGCTCGGCATCAGCCGCCTGCCGGCCGACGACCTGGCAGCGCAGGACGTGGAAGACCCGCTGGACCCAGAGGACGACGAGGACCTGGACGAGGACAAGAAGGACGCCCGCACGCGCGCAAGGCGCAACGACCCGGGCCTCGTCATGGTGCGGGGGCTCGACGCCTCGCTGACCTGGCGCGCCTTCGACGACCGCCGGGCCGGCTTCATCCGTAGCGCACGGCGGGTCTTTGGCACCCAGCTCAATGCCGACTACGTGGCCGCGGCCCAGGCCATCCGAGCCGGGCAAGGCAGCGCCTACGAAGCCGAGGCCCATGTGAGCAACGCGCTGCAGGGGCGCCGCAACGAATGGATGAAGGCTTACGCCCTGGTCTACAACGGCGTGGGTCTGGACTTTGCCGAGGCGGTGGACAAGGGGCTGACCGACACCTTCGGAGTGCAGCGCCAGCGCCGGGCCAAGCAGGACACCTGGGAGATGCGCATCGGGCTCTACTTGGAGAAGGAAGGCGGCCGCAAGATCACCGAGGTCAACGAGACGACCCGCAGGCGCATCATGAACACGGCGCGCTCCGGCTACGAGCAGGGCCTGGGCGCCGATGCGGTGGCAGCCATGATCGAGGCAGCCGCACCCAGGGCCACCGCCGGCCGAGGGCTCTTGATCGCACGGACAGAGGTCATAGCCGCCAGCAACCTGGGCAGCGACTCAGCAGCCCGGGCCTTCGGCGTGCCGCTGAACAAAGAATGGCTGGCCACGGGCGACGGCCGCACGCGCGAGGACCACGAGGCCGCCAACGGCCAGACCGTGGGGCTGGACTCTTCGTTTGAAGTCGGTGGCAGTCAGCTCATGTTCCCGGGCGATAGCAGCCTGGGAGCCGCTGCAGACGAAACTATCCAATGCCGCTGCGCCGTGGTCTATTCGGTGAACGAGTGAGCACCCCGGGCGTTTGGAGCCACACCTTCAGCCGGGGGGAGGCAAGGCTGGATTTTTTCGATGCGGCCTGCGACGTCTGGCGCACGCTGATAGTCAGGCGCCGGGAGCAGATCATGGCCCAGGTCGGTCCCCAGGAAGGCCGCTGCGATTACCCAGACAAAGCCTGCCCCCGGCGCACGCTGCCCCTGGTTTATCACCCCTTTTTCCGTCAAGCTTGGCCCCGCCAGCACACCAACTGACCGATGTTCCATGTGGAACAATTTATCCCCAGGGCGTTCAAAACCTGTGCAAACCCTTGACACCACCTATTGTGCCCATGTTAGGATTCCACATCACCTAGAGGAGCCACGCCGATGCCCGCAGCGCTGACCCGTCAAAAACGCAGCTTCAAGATCGCCAAGCTTGAGATGCGCGAGGACAAGAACGACAACGGCCAGGAAGTCGGCATCATCACCGGCTATCTTGCCGCCTACGGCAACCGCGACAGCTACGGCACCGTGCTCATGCCGGGCTGCTTTGCCAAGAGCATCGACGAGCACGACACCTTCCCGCTGCTGGCCGACCACAAGGCCGACATGCCCATCGGTGGCTTCACCGCACGCGAGGACAGCAAGGGCCTCTACATCGAAGCCGAGGTCCTGCTGGGCGTGCAAGCGGGCAAAGAGAAGTGGCTGCTCCTCATGGCCAAGGCCATCAGCGGCTTGAGCGTGGGCTTCTCCTCGATCAAGGACGAGTGGGACGAGAAGACGGGCGTGCTGCGCTACACCGAGTGCAAGCTTTGGGAAGGCTCGGTCGTGACCTTCCCCGCCAACGAGCTGGCCGGCGTCGACAGCGTGCGCTCCATGGAAGGGGAAGCGCGCTCAGCCGCCGAGCCCCTGGCCCTGATGCTCGAGCGCTTGAGCCAGGCGCTCCCCCAGGTGGGCCAAGCCGCCCTGGGCGACGAGAACGCGAGGGGCTACGTCCTGACCCTGCTGGACGAGGCCGCCCTAGAGATCGAGGCACTGCGCTCAAAGCTTGAGAACGCAGCCGCCTCAGATGAAACGGAAGCGCCGGCCGAAGGCCACCTTTCCGATGAAGACGTCAAGGAGCTCTGCGCCATGACGGACAGCATCACCACCCAAGCCCAGGCCTTGACGGCCGCGGCCTAAGTCTCACCCAACCACCCCCCAAGGAGGGCATCATGCCCGGAGAGAATCTGGTCGCGCTCAAAGAAGGTCTGGCCAAGTCCCAGCTAGCGCTGGATGAGGCCACCAAAGAGCTGCGCGCGAAAGAAGACCGCATCGCGGCCGCTGAGGCCAAGGGCGACGATCTCGGCAAGGAGCTCAAGCAGGTCCGCGAGAGCCACGAGAAGCTGAACAAAGAGCACGACGAGATCATGCTGCGCCTGCAGACGGGCAAGATCCTGCCGGGCACGGACGGCGACAGCCCCGAGGCCAAGCGCAAGGCCGTGGGCGCGCACATCAAGTTCATCCGCAACATGCGCCTCGACCGCAGCCAGGCCATGGACGGCATGGACGCCGAGGAGCGTGAGCTGGTGCTGCCCACCGCTGAGAAGCAGGGCCGTTCCATCAACGTCAGCGACGACACCGCCGGCGGCGTGTTCGTCGTGCCCGAGTTCAGCAACCGCATCATCGACATGCTGACCCAGGTCAGCCAGATCCGGCCCCTGGCCACCGTGCTCACCACGGGCAAGGGCTCGATGATGGTCAACGGCGTCACCGGCAAGCCCTCGGGCGTGTGGGTGAACGAAGTCGGCGCCCGCGCGGAAACGGCCGGCCTGGCCTTCAAGCGCATGGAGATCAAGGCCAACGAGCTCTACCTCTGGTTGAAGCCGACCTGGGAGATGCTCGAGGATGCCGACTTCGCCCTGGAAGCCTGGCTGCAACAGATGGTGGTGCTGCAGAGCGCTGCCGCTGAGGGCTCGGCCTTCATCACCGGCAACGGCGTGGGCAAGCCGCGCGGCCTCCTGGCGCACCCCGAGATCGAGACGCTGGCGGCCAACACGGGCGTCGGAACGGCTTCGGGCTACTTCGCCTCGGACGACGTGATCGACCTGCAGGCCCTCCTGCCGACCGAGTACGCCAACCCGGACGGCACGGTCGTGGGTCACCGCCAGACCATGAAGTTCATGCGCAAGTTCAAGGACGACCAGAACCGCCCCCTGGATCTGGTGCAGCGCGACATCCTGGCCAAGGGCCCCGGCTTCACGGTCGACGGTTACCGCGGCATGGAGATGCCGGACATGGCGCAACCCGGCACGGCTTCGGCCCTGCTCCTGGGCTTCGCCAACATCCGGGCGGCTTACACCATCCTGGACCGCATGAGCATGGTCGTGATCCGCGATCCGTACAGCTCCAAGAGCACGGGCATGGTGGACTTGGTCTACCGCCGGCGCGTGGGCGGCGACGTGGTGCTCCCTGCCGCGGTCAAGGTCCTGAGCGCGATCGCCTAAAGAGCTAAGCCACCGGGGGCCCTGGATGGGCCGGGGCCCCCACCTTCTTTTTAAGAGGCAAGACAATGCGTGACCCCAATGCCAATTGCAAGGTGGTCTACAGCGTCGCCCCGGCCGCCATCACGGCCAGCACCAACGGCGCCGCGGTAGACCTGGCCGAGTCCGCTGGCGGCCACATGGTGCAGGTCAACGTGGGCGTGGTGACCACGGCTGACGCCACCAATTTCTTCACCTTCACCGTTGAGACCAGCGCCAATGGCTCGGACGGCTGGACGGCGATCGCTGCAGACGCCTATCTCAGCCCCCGGGACCAGGACGGCAACACCTGGGATCGGCTGATCAACGCCACCACGGAAGGCCCGCTGGCTTACCAGTTCGGCTTCCGCAACGACAGCAACCACCGCTACGCCAGGGTGGTGGCCACTGAGACCCTCACGGCCTCGGCGGTCTTCGGTGCCAGCATCGTCCTCAGCCCCCTGAAGCGCGCCCCGAACGTCTAAGGCGCGGTCCAGGAAGGCTCACACCCCCCACGGCCCGCGCTGGCATGCCCGGCGCGGGCCTCTTTTTTACAGGAGCACCATGGACCCCAAACGCATCACCACGGTGGGCGACCTGCTCAAGCTGCCCAAGCACGAAGTGGTGGAGGTGGTCGCCAACAAGACCATCCGCTACCAGAAGGTCGACCTTGAGGTCATCCAGCTCAGGGAAGGCCAGCCCTTGAGCGTGCCGGCCGCCGACGCCAAGCGCCTGATCGACGCCGGCCACGCCGAGATCCCCAAGCCCAAGAAAAAGGCCAAGGCCGCCGAGCAGGAGCCTGAAGAGGACGAGGAAGACGACGAGAGCGAAGACGAGGACGGTGACGGTGCCATCGACCTGACCGAGCTCAACAAGAAGGACCTGCTGGCCAAGGCCGCCGAGCTGGGCGCCGACGAGGACACGCTCAAAGCCTGGGCCAAGCTGACCAAGCCCGAGCTGCTGGCCGAAGTCCAGAAACTGGCCCAGGGCTAAGTGAAGAAAGCAATGCTAAGAAGGGCCCCCCTCAACACAGCGCTGTTGGCGGGGGCCCCCATTTTTGGAGGCAAAGGTGACCATCCACGCATGGGAACAAGACACAGCCCGCAGCCCCCAGCTGGGCCCCGGCGACGTGCCAAAGCCTCCGATACCCCGCCTGCAGGTGGTGACGCCCCCCACGATCGACCTGGTGACCACCGCCGAGCTGGCAGACGTTCTAAAGGTCAGCCAGACTGAAGAGGGCGCCACCCTGACGGGCTACCTCAAGAGCGCCGAGTCCTGGTGCAAGGCCTACACGGGCCGCACCTTCCTTGAGACGGTCCTCAAGCTGTGGGTGGACTACGCACCCGCCGAGCGCTTCCTGGCCATCCCCGGCGCCCCCGTCTCGGCCATCAGCGCGGTCGAGTACTACGCCGACGGGACCGAGGTCGCCGCCACCTTCGCCGCCACCAACTACATCAAGGACCTGATCAGCAGCCCCGCGCGCCTGTGCCTGTCCACGGCCGGCGCCTGGCCCCAGAACCTGCGCCCGGTCAACGCCATGAGCGTCAGCTACACGGCCGGCTACGGCGCCACGGCCGACCTGGTGCCCCAGGGCATCCGCAACGCCATCAAGGCCCTGGCTGCCGAGGCCTACCTTTGCCGCGGCCAGCAAGTCCAGGCCAACGAGTACGAGCTGAACAAGCTGGCCATGAAGAACGCCGATATCTTGATCTGGCTGGCCCCTTTCAAGGTGGTCCGGTCATGAAAATGAGGCCGGCCCGCTTCAGGTCCAAGGTGGCCTTCATCGAGGAGAACCTGGAGCAGACAGCCCAGGGCGGCGCCCAGGTGACCGACAACGCCTACCTGATCGCCTGGGCCAACGTGGTGCCCGCCACCGGCTCAGAGCGCTTCATAGCCGAACAGATGCGCACCCTGGTGGACTACATCATCACCACCCGCCTGGACCTGTCCGTGAAGGCCAAGCACAGGGTCGTGCTACCCGCAGGCCAGATCCTGGACGTCCAGGCCGTGCTGGCCGGGGACAACGACCCCCTGATGATGAAGGTCCTGGCCGGATCCAGGCGCGAGGCCCAGCAGGCCGCTGAAGCCGCACCCATGAGCTGAGCCATGGAGATCACCCATCAGATCAAGGGCCTCAAGGAGCTGGGCGACAAGCTGCAGAGGCTGACCACCCTGGGCCGCTACGCCCTGGTACCAACCGTGGCCAAGTACGCCCTCAAGATCCAGGGCATGGCCCGGCGCCTGGTCCCGGTGGACACGGGCCTGACCCGGGCCTCAATCCTGACCCGCTTCTACGGCGACAAGCTGACTGCCGAGATCGGGACCGAGAAGGCCCACGCCCGGGGGCTGGAAGAGGGCACGGCTCCCCACCAAGTACCCCCCGAGCAGCTGGCCGGCTGGGCCCGCCGAAAGGGGATGAAGCCCGGCGCCGAGTACGCCATCGCCCGAAACATAGCCCGCAAGGGCACCAAGGCCCGCCCCTTCCTGATGCCGGCCTACGAGGAGAACGCCCCCGCCTTCGTGGACGAGGCCGAAACTACCTTGAAAAAAGACCTTAACCGCCTGCTCAAGGGAGCCTGATGGACCAGATGCTGCGCGACCGCGACCGGGTGGCTCCCCTCCTGGCCGGGATCATTGCCAGGATGACCACAGCGCCCCTGGCCGGCACCAAGCCGGGCACCTTCCTCTCCCAGCGCTACGACCCCGTGAACAAGGCGTTTGGAGAGGGCAACGTCCAGATCTGGTCCCGCATCCCCAAGGACCTGCTCCCGCCTTACGTGGCCATGGCCTCGGCTGAGTGCAAGCCCTGGGGCAGCAAGACCCGGGCCGGGAACGAGATCACCCTGAACATGGTGGTGGTGTCCAATTTCATCGGCATGGACGAAACCAACGCCATCGGTAACAAGCTACTTGACGCTCTAAGTCGTCCGGCCATAGACTTATCTGCAGACGGCCTTGAGATCATCCTTTTCAGGCCGACCACCCAGAGCTCGGGCGTCTTGGGTGAAGACGGAAAAACGGAATTCCGACGACTTGCTTTCCGGGTGATCGTGGTCGACACGGCTGCGCAATCCCTGATCTAAACCAGGAGGCTCCATGGGCACCCCCGAAACAGGCAATGGCTGGCTCGTCCAGATCGACGACACCGCCACCCCGGTCACCTACGCCGCGCGCGCCACGGCCAACTGGGTCACGATCGGCGGCCAGCGTTCGCTGAGCTACGGCCGCACGCTGGGCACCGCAGACGTCACCGACAAGGACAGCGACAACAACGAGGAGCTGCTGGCCACCAACCGCAGCGCCGAGGTCTCGCTGGACAACCTGCTCGAGGCCGACGACGACGGGCTCGACGTGGTGGAAAAGATGTACCAGAACCGCGAGACGCGCCTGCTCAAGCTGACCAACGGCACGATCAGCTACGTGTTCGCGGCCCTCTGCACGGAATTCCCCATCGACGCCCCGCAGGACGACGCGGTGACCAGCGGCATCAGCTTTAAGCGCACCGGCCCCGAGGACCGCACCCCGGCCCTGTAACCCAACCGGGGGTCTGACCCCCAAGACAGGTGGACCATGAAAGAC